CCAGAAGATCCTCGAACAAAACATCTTGAAGCTCAATCATAAGAGCTTTCATCAGATTGTGGTTCTAGGCTCCTCCTCCTTCATTCCTTTCATGCAGCTTAGCGCTCAGAATCGAAGAGATGTAATCGAGGATCTTCTGGACATTAATGTATTTTCAAAGATGAATGGCATCCTTAAAGAAAAGACAGCTAATCTGAAAGAACAGATCAAAGATGTTACACATCATATGGAAGTCAACAAGACTAAGCAAGCAGCGCAGAGGACACTCATTGCATCAGTCAAGCAGCTCACAACAGAAGCCAAAGAAGAGAAGCTCAAACTCATTGAGGATTATCGAAATGAGATCGAGACTCTTAATGCAGCGAACGCTACGTTATCATCCTTCGTGGAAGACCAATTACTTCCAAGTACAGAGCGTAAGCAAGCTGCGCAGACAAAAATTAACGAGCTCACTACGTTCAGGGCGAAGTTCGAAGCCGATATTAAGAAACTCGTTAAGGAGCTTCGATTTTTCGAGGAGAATGATACCTGCCCGACATGTACCCAACCAATCACAGAGGAGACGAAAGAAACCCATATCGTGGAAGGCAAAGCACGAGCTAAGGAACTCAGCAATGCATTACAAACTGCTGAGGTTTCTTTGGGAAGACGAAACGAAGTACTGGCATCCGCTGAAGAACAAATAGCCAAGTGTAGAGAAGCTCAAAGTGAACTGCATGCAAACAATCAATCCATTTCTCAGTTTCAATCTGCTATAAATCGTACTCAGGGTGAGTTAGATAAGCTAAATGAGCAGCATGATGTTAATGAAGCAAAGGCTGAACTAGACAGAATAAAAGAAGAAGATAACGAATTAACATACACTAAACTTACACTCAGTGATCAGTTTAATTATAACATGGTTATGAGTACTATGTTAAAAGATACGGGAATCAAAACAAAGATTGTAAAACAGTACCTTCCTGTTATAAATAAGTTGGTCAATCAGTATCTACAGATACTTGACTTCTATGTGTCGTTCAATCTCGACGAAGCCTTCCAAGAGACAATCAGATCTCGTTACCGTGATTCATTCACGTATGATTCGTTCTCTGAAGGCGAGAAGCAACGCATAGACCTGGCCTTACTATTCACATGGCGGCAGATAGCCAAGATGAAGAATAGTGTGGCCACCAACCTGCTTATCCTTGACGAAACATTCGATAGCTCGCTTGATCTTGATGGCGTTGACAATCTTATGAAAATCATATACAGTCTAGGAGAAGATACAAATGTCTTTGTGATATCTCATAAAGGACAAATGATCGATACTCTGTTTCAAAATAAAATAGAAATAGTTAAAGAGAAAAACTTTAGTAGGATTAAAAATGGAACTTAATGATACTGTTATACAATTACTGAAGAACTTTGCTGGGATTAACTCCAGTATAGTAATTGATCAAGGGAATGAGCTGAAGACAATATCTGAAGCTCGTAATGTGTTAGGTTTGGCTACTATCGATCAGCCTTTTCCTAAAAACTTTGGTATATATGATCTGAACGAATTGTTAAATGTAATGAGTCTTGTCGACTCACCTAGAGTACGATTTGATGATAACTATATGTTGATTGGTGATGCTTCTGGTAGATCAACAATCAAGTATTTTTATACAGATTGTGACATGCTTACAAAGGCTCCAGATAAGTTCAATATGCCAGAACCCGATGTAACCTTTGACTTGTCTAACGAAGTGCTGAGTAAAATTAAAAGAGCTGCAAGTGCACTTGGGCATTCAGAATTAGCTATACAATCGGCTGATGGGTGTATCACTCTATCTGTGCAGGACAGCGATAATAACACTTCAAATTCATTCAGCATTGACATTCCTGCTGAATTTGATCCTTCTGTGGAATTTACTTTTATCTGTAATATATCTAATTTAAAGTTAATTCCTGGAGATTATGAGGTAAAGATATCTTCTAAACTTATATCTCATTTTACAAATACTGACAATGGTGTCCAGTATTACATTGCATTAGAAAAGTCATCAAAATATGGAGAATAAAATGGCAAAGACTGCAACGGAAGACCACTCACAAATTTACGATATGTCAAATAGGATCTCTCGTAGTGTTGTGGCAGTAATTGACACCTTGTGTCAACGTGGAGCGTTTAAAGGAGAAGAGTTATCGACTATTGGAGGTCTTCGTGATCAATCACTTCAGATTATTCAATTATGTGAAGCTTACCAAGCTGATCAAGCTGGCGCTGAGTAACTCCTAACTTTTAACCTATTTGAACCAACTCTTCATTATTTTGAGGAGTTGGTTTTTATATTTTAGAGACTAGTATCGTGAAAGTATCCAAACCTGAAACAGAGCAATGGTTAGGGAAATATCCTGCTGGATCCAAAAAAGACAATACTTTTCTTGGGTATCAAAAAAGAGAGTATGAGCTCGCTATTAGCAAAACAACTAATAGAAGGCTTGCTCTTGACATTGGTGCACACATAGGAATAATGTCTTACAGACTAGTATCTGACTTTACAATGGTTCACGCATTTGAGCCACTATTCCACACACATTTAAAGTATAATGTGCAATCAGAAAATTTGGTTATACATCCATTTGCTGTTGGAGATAAAAAAACTCAACTTAATATGAGAGTGGGAATAGGAATGAGTGGGGGGTCGAATGTAACGGAAAGATTACAGGACTCAAAGACATACAAACAAGTTGACTCGGTCACCATTGATTCGCATAATTTTTCAGATGTAGATTTCATTAAGATTGATGTGGAAAAATATGAGTATAATGTTCTTATTGGATGTAAAAATACAATACAAAGAAATAAACCTGTAATGCTTATTGAAGTGGACAAGGAAAATGAACTGGAGGTTTTTAATTTTTTAGAAAACTTAAATTACACATATGAAAAAGTTTCTAATAAGGATTATGTGTGCGTGTCAAACTCGTTGTCTTAATAGATCAAAACGAGGATGATTATACAATATTTACAGTTGTAGGTGATGAATGAGTACTGATTTCTTATGGGTCGAAAAGTATCGTCCCCAAGTAATAACTGACATAATACTACCAGATAGACTGAAACAAACATTTCAAGCAATAGTTGATAGCGGAGAGATCCCTAACATGCTATTCACAGGAACTGCAGGTCTTGGAAAAACAACGGTTGCTAAAGCACTATGTAAACAACTTGGACTTGACTTCATAACTATCAATGGTTCAGAAGAAGGCAATATCGATACGCTAAGAGGTAAAATTAAACAATTTGCTTCAACAGTATCTTTGTCTGGAGGATATAAGGTAGTCATTCTTGATGAAGCTGACTACCTCAATCCACAATCTACACAGCCAGCACTACGAGCATTTATCGAAGAATTTTCTAACAACTGTAGGTTTATTCTAACTTGTAACTACAAGAATAGAATTATTGAGCCACTACACTCTCGTTGTGGCGTATATGAATTCAATACAACAAAGAAAGAAATGGCTGAGCTGGCTGGGCTGTTTTACAAAAGATTCGTATATATACTAGATCAGGAAGGGGTCACCCATGATCAGAATGTAGCCGCTGATCTAATCATGAAACATGCACCTGATTGGAGGAGGGTTTTAAATGAAGCTCAACGATATTCTACTACCGGCACTAGCCTTAGCATTCCTAGGACAAGTGGTGGCTCTAGTAGTAGTTTTAACGAGTTAGTAAAACTACTTAAAGAGAAAAACTTTAAAGGTATGAGACGCTGGGTAGTTGACAGTATGGATATGGATACTGTTGCTATCTTCCGCGGTCTTTATGACAGTATGACTGAGACAGTTAAGCCTCAGTCCATTCCTCAACTTGTTTTGATATTAGCCGACTATCAGTACAAAGATGCATTCGTTGCAGATCATGAACTCAACATAGTTGCATGCATGACTGAGATTATGGCTAATGTGGAATTTAACTGATGAATCCATTTGATTTTCTAAATAGTATTAATCACACTAAGCAAGATCTAATGGAGGAGGATAATGGATCTAAAGACACTGAAAACAGGTACAATAGTTTTCTTATCAATCGGAGCCTATCTTATTTTTCTGACACTGTTGCTTTTGCTAATATCGTAAACCGTTATCATCACCTCGACAACAAGCTCCAATATCACTTTCTTATAAATATTATCCGCAAGCGTAAACGCTTTTCAAAATGGATAAAACCTGAACAGTTAAGTGATATTGAAGTGGTCAAGCAATACTATGGATACAGCAACGAAAAGGCTAAACAAGTGTTGCCCCTTCTGTCACCTGAAAAAATAAAAATTATAACAGAGAAGGTGAGCAAAGGTGGAAGAAATAAACAACCCGTGGACTCCAGCAGCAATGTTGGAAGTAACACTAAATGAGCCTGATGATTTTCTTAAAGTTAGAGAAACTTTAACTCGTATTGGAGTAGCTTCACGTAAAGAGAAGAAGTTGTTTCAGTCGTGTCACATCTTGCATAAGCAAGGTAGATATTTTATAGTACATTTTAAAGAATTGTTTTTATTAGATGGTAAGAAAGCAAACCTGGATAGTACTGACATTGAAAGAAGGAACACTATAGCTACTTTGTTAAGTGATTGGGGATTGGTAGAGTTTTCTGTAAAACAAAGTTTACCTTGTGCTCCTTTAAGACAAATAAAGATTATTCCTTATAAAGAAAAAGTCAATTGGGAATTGTGTCCTAAGTATAATATTGGAAATGATTAGCGAAGATTTCTTACAATCTGTTAGAGATAGAAAAGTGCATGACTTTG